TACATTAACACCATAATGACATACGCAGAATTAGTACAAAAAATTAGAGATTACACAGAAGTAGATTCAAATGTTTTAACAGCTACTATTGTTGATGGATTTATATCTGATGCTGAATTTAGAATTCTAAGAGATGTCGATTCTGATAATAACAGAAGATATGCTACAGCTCTTTTAGCTGCTTCAAGTAGATTTATAACAGTTCCAGATAATCTATTGGTTGTTAGATCGGCTCAAATAGTAGATTCTGATGGTGTAGGTTCTGCTGATAATAGAGAATTTTTAGAATATAGAGACACTAGTTACATGTCGGAGTATAATTCAACAGGAGTAACAGGTGTTCCAAAATACTACAGTATGTGGGATGAAGAAAAAATTGTAGTGGCTCCTACCCCAGATGCCAATTACACAATTCAGTTAAATTATATCTTGAAAGATCAGGGTTTATCGAGTACAAATACTACTACATATATTAGTCAGAAATTTCCCAACGGATTATTATATGCATGCTTAGTTGAAGCATTTTCTTTTTTAAAGGGGCCAAATGATCTCTTGCAATTATACGAAGGAAAGTATAAACAGGTGGTAGAAGGCTTCTCGGTTGAACAAATGGGAAGAAGACGAAGAGATGAATATCAATCAGGTGTTCCTCGAATCGGCGGAAAATAATAAGGAGATAAAACTATGGCTATAACACAAGCACTTGCTAATTCTTTTAAAAAAGAATTATTAGAAGCTGACCACAACTTCAAGCAATCTGGTGGTGACAAGTTTAAAATCGCTCTTTATACTTCTTCAGCTACTCTAAATTCAGCAACTACTTCTTACACAACTGGTAATGAAGTTGGTGCATCAGGTCAATACGCAGCAGGCGGTGGAGCGTTAGTAAATAATGGTACTTCAATTGCATCAGGTGTTGCAATCGTTGACTTTGCTGACAGATCATTCACTGGTGTGACTTTGACTGCTAGAGGAGCTTTAATCTATAACACTTCAGCAACTGTAACAGATGCTGCTGTATGTGCTTTGGATTTTGGAGCAGATAAAACAGCGACATCAGGAACTTTCACAATTCAGTTTCCAGCTTTTACAACAGCAGCAGCAATTCTTAGAATATCAGGTTAATCATAGGAGATAATTTCCTATGGCAACTTGGGGCTCACAGACTTGGGGTTATGAAAATTGGGGAACGTTAGGAGATATAAACGCTTCTCTGACTGGGGTATCTCTATCTTCAAATTTAGGCTCACCATTAATTGACACTGAAATAAATCAAGGTTGGGGTTCTGATACTTGGGGAACTGAAACTTGGGGTATTTCTGGACAAAATCCAGATGTAACTGGTATTGCATTATCTTCAAATTTAGGTTCAATAACTATTACAGCAGATGCGTCTACAGATTTAACAGGTGAATTAATAACTTCTGTTGTAGGTGATGCAGAAGCATTTTCTTCTTTTGTTGCAGAAGTAACAGGTCAAGCAATGACTATGGATTTAACATTTGATCCAGAAATTGTTTCACCTACTGGTCAAGAATTAACAACTTCATTAGGTACAACCACATTAGATGCAAATACAATTGTAGAATTAACTACAGAAGTTACTCCAGGATGGGGCGCATCAGTTGGTTGGAGTGAACAAGAATGGGGACAAGCATCTATTCAGATGTCTATGTCAATGGATGAAGGAACAGTAGATCCTTCTCCTGATGCAGAAGTTGTAGGTATTGGTATTGCAGCTAGTTTAGCAGTCGGCACAGTTATTGCAGGTAATGCAGATGTAACTGTTATTGGAGAAGGTATAGCCGCAGGTCTTGGTTTAGGAACTATAGATCTAAATACTCCTGTTGATTTAACTGGAATATCTATGTCTGCTAATTTAGGTAGTATTGCAGTAACAGGTACAGCAGTAGTTAATTTAACCGGATTTGACTTGACAATGGAATTAGGAACTAATACAAATACCTTAATCTGGAATCAAGTAGATACTGGAACAGCCCCAATAGATCCACCAGGTTGGGTAGAAGTTGCTGCATAATGAGTTTGACAAAAACTCTAATTTTTAGTAAATTTAAACAAATAAGGAATTTAAAAATATGGCAAATTCAACATCAGCTAATTTAAAATTAACTGTACAAGCAACTGGAGAAAATTCAGGAACTTGGGGACAAATCACAAACACAAACTTACTTATTCTTGAGCAAGCAATTGGTGGTTATGATGCAGTAGGAATTACTGCAGCAGCAACTTTAACTTTTTCTAATGGTGCTTTATCAAATGGTAAAAATCAAGTATTAAAATTAACTGGAACTATTACTGGAAATAAAGATGTAGTAATTCCAGATAGCATAGAAAAAACTTTCATAGTCGAAAACGCAACTAGTGGTGCTCACACAGTAACGTTCAAAACTACTTCAGGAACTGGAGTAACTTGGGCTGCTACTGACAAAGGCACTAAAATGATTTATTCAGATGGAACTAATGTTGTTGATACTGCTTTTACAGATTTATCTTCAGATGTAAGTCCACAGTTGTCTGCAAACTTAGACACAAATAGTCAAAATATTATTATTGATGACACTCATGGTATTTTAGATGAGTCAAGTAATGAACAATTAATTTTTTCAACAACTGGAGCGGCAGTTAATCATATACAAGTTACAAATGCAGCAACTTCAAATAAACCTTCAATTAGTGCAGTTGGAGATGATACTAATATTGGAATTTCAATTTTACCAAAAGGAAGTGGTCAAGTTACTTTAGATAATTTAACTTTCCCAGCAGCAGATGGAACAGCAGATCAAATTTTAACAACTGATGGTTCTGGAAATTTATCTTTTGTAGATAATTCTGGTGGAACTGATTGGCAAGCAGTTATTACTGCAGATCCAGCTAACGCTGTAGCAGGTGCAGGTTATTTTTGTGACACTTCAGGTGGAGCATTTACTGTAACACTTCCAACTTCTCCAGCTTTAGGAGATGAAATATCATTCGTAGATTATGCAGGCACATTCGATACAAACAACCTTACGATCGGTCGTAATGGCAATCCAATACAAGGAGCAGCATCTGACCTAACCGTTTCAGTTGAAAGAGCAGGTTTGACACTTGTTTTTGTTGACGGTACTGAAGGTTGGTTGCTGAAGAATAAATAATCATGGCTACCTATAAGGAGATAAATGGAACGGCAGTTCAAAATATTGCCGGAGATCCACCCGCTCCTATAGAAGGACAAGTTTGGTATGATTCTAGTTCAGGTTCTTTTAAAGCTTATTTAGAAAGTGCTGCTGGTGCTTGGGCAACAGGTGGAAATTTAAATAGAGGAAAAAAAGAAGGTAGAGGAACAGGAACTCAAACCGCAGCATTATTAGCTGGCGGTGAACCTGGTCCCGAAGTTCATACAGAGTCTTACAATGGAACTTCTTGGACATCTGTAAACGATATGAACCAGGCAAGATTAACTGGTGGAATGGCAGGTACAAATACATTAGCTATAATAGCTGGTGGTCGTGGACCATCTCCAACTGCTAATGCAGAAACTTGGAATGGATCAAACTGGACAGAAGTCAATAATTTAAATTTAGCAAGAAATGCTTTAGAAGGTGCAGGCACACAAACTGCTGCATTAGTTTTTGGTGGTACTCAACCCGCACCAAATACACAAGAAACTGAAACAGAACTATGGAATGGATCTAATTGGACTGAAGTAAACGATTTAAACACTGCAAGAGCTCACGGTGGTGGGGCAGGCGCTACAAACACAGCAGCTTTATTTTTTGGTGGAATAGTAAATGGACCAAATCCATCATCAAATAATGAACTTTGGAATGGAACTAACTGGTCAACATCAACTCCATTAAATGTTGCAAGAACTTTTGTTGCAGGGACTGGAACAAGCACGGCTGCTTTAGCTCTAGGAGGACCTCCTTCAGGAAGCACTGATAATATGGAATCTTGGAATGGTTCAAGTTGGACTACTATAAGTAGTACAAATGCTGGTAATAACGGTGGTGGGCAAGCTGCTGGAAGTAACACTGCTGGATTATTTTTTGGAGGTCAAAGCAGGACAACAGCTACGGAAGAGTTTACGAGTCCAGCTATTTTCGTACAAACAATAACAACATCTTAATAAGGAGGAAACTATGGCAAAAACAAAACAATACTGTGTAGCAGAAAACTGGGGTAAAGGATTCATTGAACATTCTGAATCTTCTAAAATCAAGTTTGCTGGCTATCCTGGTAATGTTTGGCAAGTCCCAGCAAATGACAAAGGTGCAAATCTTTGGATTCACAAAGTGTTAGGAACTGTTAAAACAAGGGATGAAGCACAAGCAATTGTTGACGCTGAGGTCACTGCAGCACAAACTGCATGGGACGCTTTATCTGATGAAGAAAAAGCTGACAGCTCAAGACCAGCGGATATAACATTAGAGGAATAAAAAATTTAAATGGCTACGTACAGAGACATACATGGATTTAAAATACAGAATGTAAGTTCTGATCCACCTACTTCTGTCGCTGGAGATGTGTGGTATAATTCTACGTCTGGAGTTTTAAAAGTAAACTCGGGAACTTTATCAGGTGCTTGGGCTACAGGTGGTACTTTAAACCAATCTCCTGATAGAACAGATGTTGGAGGTTTTGGAACAAAAACTGCAGCCATATGTGCAGGCGCTTCTCCACTTTCAGGCATAACGGAGTCTTACAATGGAACAAGTTGGACTGAAGTCAATGATATGAATACAGGAAGAACTGCTGGTTCTGCCACAGGAACTCAAACAGATGGTATACTCGCTGGAGGTTTTCCAGGAACTGTAACCACTGCAGAAACTTGGAATGGAACTAATTGGACAAGTATAAGTAGTATGAATTCTTCAAAAAGATATAATAATTCAGCTGGTATCTCTACATCAGCTATAATGTTTTCAGGATATAGATTTCCACCTGGAGCTTTAGTGGAAACAGAATTATGGAATGGAACTAATTGGACTGAAGTTAACGATATGAACGTTGCAAGATATTATGGTGTTGGTGATGGTACTTCAACGGCAGCGTTATCAGCATCAGGTGATGGTGCAGATAATCAAACAGAATTATGGAATGGAACTAATTGGACAAGTGTTTCAAACATGCCTTCTGGCACGCAAAAGGGAGCTGGGGGTGGTACAACAACATCATTTTTTGTACAA